AAAAGTTGCTTCGACTTCGGCTTTGAATTCACGCGCTCGCTTGGTGAGGAATCGTTGCGAACCTTTGAAACCCCAGTACGTATTGACGCTGGGGGGATAAGGCAAAGTTAAATTTAGCACTTGTCATACTCCGGTGGGATGTGTTTATAATACTTCACCACGATCATTGTGGCCATTACGAAAGGGTGTAATCATGACAAGATTTGGTAGAGCGTACGACGATTGGCTGGAGGCTTCGTATCAGGAGCAGGCCGACAAAGATGCGGCGATCGACGAGATTGCAAGCGAACTGATGCAGGACGAGTACAACCCCCAGGACGTCGATGTGTTCCTGGCGGCGATTGACGATGCTTGCCTGTATTCCATTCGAGAAAAACTCAAAACGATTTTGTCTGAGGGGCAAGGTTACTTGGCCCTGGGCGAAGCAATTTGGGATGCTGTGCACGACCACGAGTTGCGTGCGGCTAACGCTTTGGCGGCAGAGCGATACAACGCTGGCCTGCGAAGTGACTTTGACGAACCGTATTAAACATTCAAAAGGACTTTCACACATGAAAAATTTCAACGACTTGCGGCTTATTAACGTCAATGAGCATGCAGAAAAAAAGGACGGGTTAACGTACCTGTCGTGGGCGTGGGCATGGGATGTGTTCAAACAGCATTGCCCGGAAGCGCAATACGAAGTGATCAAATCAGTGGCTGGTTTGCCTTATTTCGAAAGTGCAGCAGGTGCGATGGTTTACACCAAAGTGACTGCAATGGGGCAGACGCACGAAATGTGGTTGCCTGTTATGGACGGCAAAAACAAGGCTATGAAATCGGCCCCGTATACGTACACGGTGCGTGATTACAAAACGAAACAGATGGTGGAAAAAACTGTCGAAGCGTACACGATGTTTGACGTTAACAAAACGCTCATGCGTTGTTTGGTGAAAAATCTTGCGATGTTTGGCCTGGGGCTGTATATCTACGCTGGCGAAGATTTGCCAACCGAGGGCGAACCCGAGCCGATTGATTTGGTTCCGTTGCTGGCAAAAATTGATCAGGCGTTAACGCTGGACGAGTTGCGTATGGTCTATGTGGCCGCCGTGAAAGAGGTGCGCGGCGATCAGCCTTCGATGAGGGCTTTAGAGTCTGCAAAGGATGAGCGTAAAAAAGCAATTCAGGACTCTGCAAAAACGGAAGGGGCGCAAGATGGCGAGACAAATTAAGGGCTGGAGGTGGTTCACCTCGTCGTTGTCTGTGGGCGTCGTGATGGTAGAGGATGAGTACGACGGCCTGCTGTATTACATTGGCCCATCAAACAACAACGATGAAGTCAAGGACGTGGAATGGATTGCGTCGTGGGGCGCAAAATTTCCGAAATCGGCTGGCGATGTTCTTTTTGGGGTTCAAAAATGAATCAGCCATTCATTCATGTAGAACAGGGCACACCGGAGTGGAAAGCGGCTCGAATGGGTCATGTGACTGCTAGCGGCATCGCTAACGTGATGGCAAAAGGCAAGGACAAATCCGAGGCTGTGACTCGTTACAAATACAAGGTCCAGATAGTGGCCGAGCGTATGACTGGCGTAGCGGCTGAGTCGTATGCGAGTGCGGCTATGGAATGGGGTGTCGAGCAAGAGCAATATGCGGTAATTGCATACGAGGCTGTGCTCGCTACTTTGGTGGACAAGACTGGGTTTTGGCTACACCCCGAAATTAAATGGCTGGGCGTGTCACCTGACCGCTTGGTCGACACCGATGGGCTGGTCGAGGTGAAGTGTCCGAACACGACTACGCACCTCGGGTATCTGTTCGAGAATCGAATCCCGCCTGAGTATTACAAGCAGATTCAATGTCAACTGTGGGTGACGGGTCGTCAGTGGTGCGACTTCGTTTCCTACGATCCCCGACTGCCCAAGCGTAATCAGTTGCTGATTGTGCGGACAGGCCGCGATGAAAAACTCATTGCGGAAATGCGTACCGAGGTCGAAAAATTCCTGGCCGAAGTCGAATCGTTAATCATCAAGTTGGAGTCGTAATCATGGAAGAAAACCCGATAACTGAAAGCATTAAGCATTTGCAACATTGTGGCTGGACGAAGGACGAAGCAAGGAATTTGCTCAAGGCTTTGTATAGCGATGATGCGGAGCAACTATGGGAGTTCGCCCCAGAGTGGATCGAAATGGTCGGTGAAGCAAAAATGCAAATTGCAATGTATGAGGTCGTTGCAAAGGGGCTGGCGAATGTAACTAAGCGCGATGGCGAATGGTTCTATGCGCTGTCAAAAACTGGTGTCGAAGTTGGTAAGCAATTAGAGGAAGGGCAAGAAAATGGCGGTCAATAAATTTATCGGTATCGGAAACCTGGGACGCGACGTAGAGTTGCGGTTCATGCCTGACGGCAAGGCTGTGGCGAATTTCAGTATCGCTATTTCTGAAAAATACAAAGACAAATCGACTGGTGAGCAAAAAGAGGTCACCGAGTGGGTCAACGTGGCTTTGTTTGGGCGGCTGGCTGAGATCGCTGGCGAGTACCTGGGCAAAGGATCAAAGGTCTACATTGAGGGCAAACTCAAGACGGAAAAATACACGAAGGACGGCATCGATCGGTACTCGACCAAAATCATTGGCGAAAAAATGGATATGCTGACCTCAAAAGGGGAGAGCAAACCGAGCCGTGCCGAAGGTGCTCAAGCCGCCCAGGAAAAAGCGAAGGCAAATCCAGAAGGGTTTGACGATATGGACGACGACATTCCGTTCTAAGGGGCTGATATGGCACACATCGTTGGATTGTTCTGCATAGGGGCGTGGCTGACTCACATATTTACCTGTTTCGCTACTGCCGCCTGGGGGTTCCTGCTGGCTGGGGCGGTGTTTTTCCCGATAGGGATATTGCACGGGTTTTACCTGTGGTTCACCTAGAATGACGGGATTGCAGTAGCCATGCAAGTTCGCCCTGGGTTCGCGCCTGGGGCTTTTTTTTGCCTGCGTATTGACCCGTCAGTCATAAATAGTTGCAAAAATTTGCGAAATAGTTTGTAACGAACCGAAATCCGTGGTGTAATACTTCTATGGCGATGTTGCCATATTTTGAAAACGGAGCAATCATGAAAAAGCAATCAAACATTTTGGGCCTGTTCGTAGTGGTGTCTGCGGCAGACGACGCTACTGTGTATCAGGTGATGGAAAAGCACGAACACGCACCTGTGTATCTGTTGGCGTACAAAACGCCGATCGGCATGGTGTCTGGTGGCTGGATGGATATTCATTACATGAAAGCCGCCACGCCTGCACAAATCCAGGCCGCTGGCTATTGATTAACCCCGGGGGCTTCGGCCCCTGCTTTTAACGGAGTAAACATGAGAAAAGAATTCACACGACACGGCGGGGCTTTTGATCGTGGCTCTGCGGACAAGTATTACGGGCGTTCATTCGATCCGCATTACTTTGTGGGGGCTACGTATGAGTCAGAAAAAATCGTCGTTCTGACCGACGAGGAAGTGGCCGCGTATCGCCTGGGCTATGACAGCACGACTAATCAAAAGGACTGGGGGCGTTGATCATGAAAAAAATCCTGGCCTCAATAGCAATGTTTTTGTTCACTGGTTTGCTGGGCGTGTTTTTCGCGTTCATGCTGTTGGAGTGGGCGGCTGGCTGTGGCGAAACGTATGTGGACTCTAAAGGGGTCCGTCATGCAAACGAATGTATTTTTTTGAGCAAGTAAACGAAACGAAAGGAAACGAAAAAATGGCACACGAACTTACGATCCGCGAAGATGGTTTCACCGAAATGGCGTTTGTTGGCAAGACGCCCTGGCATGGCTTGGGGCAAGAGTTGACGCAAGGCGCAACGATTGATGAATGGCGCAAGGCCGCTGGCATGGACTGGTCTATCAAATCCAGCCCTGCTCGGTTTACGTCCTGCCAGGGTAACGATCAATTTTTCCCTGGTCAAAATGTTTTGCACCGCAGTGACAATGGCCTGCCGCTGTCGATTGTGTCGGATAGGTACAAACCCGTACAGCCACGCGAAGTGCTGGATTTTTTCAAGGACTTGGTAGAGGAAGCAGGGTTCAGGTTGCACACTGCTGGCACGTTGTTTGGCGGCAAACGGCTGTGGGCACTGGCTGAGACTGGTCGATTCGGTGAAATCACGGCAGGCGACGGTGTGGGTGGTTTCCTGCTGTTGTCTACGTCTGCCGATAGGACGCTGGCTACGACGGCTCGTTTTACGACTGTGCGGGTGGTTTGTAACAATACTTTGAGCATGGCGACTAAGGACAGCACGAATTGCGTGTCGTTTACTCATGCGCGAGTGTTCGATCATGACCTGATGAAAGCAAAACTCGGCAAGGCTGTGGCCTCGTTCGATGGATTCATGCTGATGGCTAAACACCTGCAAAAGCAACGAATCGCTGAGAGTGCGGCAAAGGACTTTGTGCGCCAAATCGTGCTGACTGCCGATCAACTGAATGACGACTACAACTACGAGAAAAACCGCCCGTTCGCCAAAATCATGGACTTATTCCGTGGCGCGGCGAAAGGGGCCGATATTGTTGGCGATACGAAATGGGGTTTGCTCAATGCCGTGACCGAGTATTACGATCATCACAGCCCTGCTCACACTGCTGATGCCCGACTCAATACTGCGTGGTTCGGCACGGGTGATGCGGCAAAGGCAAAAGCGGTCGACCTGCTGATGGCGTAAGGGGATTGGCATGACCAGAGATGACATTATCCGCATGGCGCGGGAGGCTGGGCTACCGGCTTTTCTTTATCCTCAATTGATTGCGGAAACGGACTGGAAACTAATTGAACGCTTTGCCGCCCTTGTCGCCGCCGCAGAACGCGAGGCGTGTGCGAAGGTTGTGGATACCGCCAAAGCAGACGAAGCAGATTGGGACAGCAACGATTGGAATCAGGCCGTTGAGTTCTGCGCCGCACGAATTCGAGCAAGGGGACAAGCATGAACATGATTACAGTGGATCAAGAAACACTAAAGAGAATGATTGCTCAGGCTGTTGAGGCCGAGCGTGAAGCGTGTGCAAAGGTGTGTGAAAAGATTGTTGATCGTCCTGCTGGCTACAACGGTCAATGGGAAGGCTACGGCAATACCAAGACGCACATGACTGGATATGAATGCGCCGCCGCCATCCGAGCAAGGGGACAAGCATGATGTGCGAACACTGTGGATACCGCCGAGCGATGCGTGGATTGATCGTTTGCCGCAAATGTTTCCGCGAATTTGGAGGCGACAACGCGATGGCTTGACGATAGTAATAATTC